TTACAGCAGTTTTGGATTGTGAAGTGCCGGTTTCCATTTCTTGTAAATTCTTACCACGGGACATTTGTACTCTCCGATTACCTTAGTATAATCTGTATTTATTTATAATTTATAGATTTGATAGAAACTCATTAAACAGATTTAACTTCTGCTCATCAAGTCTTCTTTGATCAACAAGAGTGTTAATTCTCTTCTGAGTTTTGGAAGCAAGTTGTTCACGAAGAATTCCTCCGTCCCAAACCCACTCTTTACCTTCCATGATTCCAGAAACAAAAGCGTCTGGGGCAGAAGGATCTGCTACAATATCAGCAGCAGTTGCAAGCATAAAATCTTCACCAACTACTTTGTGACCTTCACTAGTTGTTTGGAGTGAACCAACACCACGAGAAGAAACTCCAAGCATTACACCTTCATCAAGAAGAGAAGATGCAATCTTGCCCATAGGGGTATTAAGAATTTGTGCTTTACCTCTGAAATTATTTCCCTCTTGAACAAGAGAAGTAATTTTGTGAGAAACACGGTCAAGATTAACTGTAGGACCATCAGGATGTCCGAGTTCTCCAAGAGCACGACCTTTTGCAACAAAGTTTTCGTTATAACGATCTACTTCACGAGCAAGAGTTGTGATTGGATACATTCTTCCATTACGATTCTTGATTTCGCCTTGAAGGAATACTCCTTCAATGTAAAGCTTTTTATTAGCACCTTTTCCTTCGGTGATAATCTTTACATTCGTTACTTCTTCGGTGATTAGTTTCATTTTTCTTAGTTGGTAAGTCCTACTTTAGCGGCTCTCACAGATGAGGAAGATGCAAAGATCACATCAGTTGAAGCTTTTTGAAGAAATTCAACTCCACCCGTTGCCATAGTAAAACTATTAGTTGTTGCAGCACCAACAGCAGTTGAAATACTTACCGTAGCTGTAGCTCCAGATCCATTAAATAATCTTACGCAAGTTGCCTCAGTAATACTGGAAGCAGTACCTGCAGTTGTTGGCATCGCAACTTCTGTTGCAATTATTTTTGTTCTTTGCATTGTTATAATAAAGTTCTATAATAGTTATTTATTATTCTGCGTCTTCTTCAATAGGTTCTTCTTCAACTTCTTGTTCACCAAACATTGAAGCTGCTACAACCGGTCTAATAATATCAATATTTTCTGCAGATTTTTGCATGAGAATTTCTTTAATTCGGTCACTAACATCTGCAGGAGATTCGTTAGAAACCATCATGTCAATAAGATCATCCATTGTTTTTTAATATCAAAGTTTACTTAAAATTATTTATTAGATTCTGCCACCTTTAGGCATCGTAACTTTTGGTGCTTCCTCCGTTGGAGGCATTTCAGCAATTCCAGTATTAACCTCCGGATTCATTGGAACTTCACCCATTGCTGGTTGTTCAGAAGTCGATAGTTCTTGTCCAACGGGAAGTCCGGTTGTCGGATCCATTGGAGGAGGAATTATTCCGGCTGCTTGTTCTGCACCAATCTGTTCATCAATTTCTACAATTTCAGAATCAGTTTGTTTAAGGATATTTCTCCTTACATATTCAACTGAAAAATATTTACCAACATAAGGTTCTGCTGCAACAAGAACATTTAGTCTATTTTGAATAAGTTCAGCTTCTTTGAGTTCTGCAAAATGATTATCATAAACAAAATCAAATTGAATATGATCTGAAAGAACTTTCCAATCTTCTACAGTTACGATGTTTTTGAGGAGAAGTTGAGTTCTCAACATATCCATGAAAAGATGAGAAAATCTTTTTCTCATTCTTCCCACAAACTTCGTGAACTTAATTTCGTCTCTTAGAATTTCCGAAGATCTTCCAAGATTGAATCCACCACTTCCACCCAAACGAGACTCGGGAACTCCAAGTGCTCTAAAAAGTTTCTTTTGAAAATATTCAACATCAGTAAGTTCACCAAGATTCTGTCCACCTGGAAGAGTGGTGATTTCAGTTCCTCTACCACCTTCTCTTCTTGGAAGCCAAAAATCCTCAAGCATTGACATCATTCTCTTATCATCACGGATTTCTCCAGTGTTTGCATCGTAAACCAACTTATTACGATAACGAGTCATAACATCACGAAGATATTGTTCTGCTTTGATTTTGGGAAGATTGCCTACATCAATATAAAAAATTCTTCTTTCTGGGGCACGAGATAAACGATAGATGACCAGAGAATCCTCAATCATACGAAGTTGATTGAGAGCCTTAATTGCTTTGTGTAGATAAGAAAGAACTACTTGTTTGTTTCTATCTACTAAACCAGAATGAACATACGTAATAGCATCCTTTGAAATTCTTGCAGAACCACCAATTGCGTTTTTAAAGTTACTGGTAGACTGACCTGCACCAGTTCCTCTAATATTTGGATCATACTCATAAAACTCTTCAACTTCTGGAGTTGACATATTGCCATTTGGGGACTTTCCAGAAGTAACTGAAAAAGATGGATTTAAAACATGTTTGCCATCTTTTTTAATTTTTCTGACTAGTTTAATTTTCATGGGATCGATATATCTTACCTCTTTGATCCCTTCTTGTGGTTTTTCTAAATCAATGACTTTATGATAATAAATTCTACCATCAACATACCAATTTCTTAAAATTTCGTGACATTTTTTATCAAAGTCTAAAATCTCTTTGATGTACTTAAATTCTTGTCTAATTATATTTTTAAGTCTGTCCGAAGCTGGAACATTCTGAAGATCGATTTGGACTGGTGAATCATTTTGATCGGAAACAATGGCTTCATTTATAATATCTTCAATTGCGCTATCCACTTCTGGATGAATAGCCATTTCACGATATCTTTTGATCAAATCGTATTCGGATTTATAGACTCCTTCAATATCAACATATTGTCCGTAAAATCCACTTGCAACATAAAAATCCGAAGAATCTTCTTGATTCTCCGGAACAGGAGAGACGATAGATTTTTTAGATCTATCGTCCTCCGAATCTTGGATTTTAAAACCAAATAATTTAGGCATTATTCAAATAGAAACTATATTTCTATTATTTATAGTGGGTTCAAAACTTGGGGATCTGTACCCAATTGAGTATTTCCTTGAGAATCCAGTGCATCCCACCATTGAACTTGGAGATCAACAGTAAACTCTTCGATAGCATCAGTAGAATCATACGAAAGATCAATAGCGCTTACTGCAGTTGGGAAAATTCCATAGAACTTATAGGCTTTGAGGACTGGAATTGAATCTCCAGGTCCAGTTACAGTTGGAGATGTAACATTGGACTGAGCGGAAGATAGTGAAGATCTTCCAAACTGTTTTACAACTGCATCTCTCTGATATTGCGCTGGATTGATTAATCCAGAGTTATCATCATGTTTGTTGATAGCATTCATCCACTTTTCAAAAGCAGTTCTAATTGAAAAGTCAACATCATTAATGACAGTAACTGTCCAAACATCGAATGTTCTATCACCTGCTATTTTCAAGGTTCTTCCACGGAAAGGAACTTCAATTACACCGACATTTGACGCTGGCAAATTAGCAGTTTTAATCATAAATCTTGATAATTCACTTACAGCTCTCGTTTGATCCGTTGTATCACCGGTCGATCCCTCTGTAGCAAAGTTGGGAAATGTAAGTTCAACTTCAAAAAGGTTAGGACGAGCTGCTCCACCAATTAACCTTGCTTTAAAATCTTCTAAAGTTCTGGAGCTAAAACTTGGAGTGTTTGAAAATGACATTTGTTTTTACCTCTGTAGGGATTGATGTTTTAAAAAATTAAACGGTTCCAACAACCTCTTCAAAACTAATACCAGTTCTATTAGCGACAAAAGTGAGACCAATAAAGTTAATTGATCTTGCAGGTTTGATGAAAATATCAGCCCTAAATTGATTTGAATCAATAACGTCTGGAGTATTATTTGATTCATCACAAACAACTAAGAAATCTGTAATTCCTCTCTTTGATTTAACATCACGAAGATATGGTTCAACAATGTTTACAAAGTTAGAACGAGTAATTACATCATTAAATTCAAAAAGTTGAGCTCTTGCTGCTCTAGAAATAGTATCTTCGATTGTTAAAAATAGACGACGAACATTAATTCTATCAAATGCACTCGCTACAGATAATCCAGTTTTATCACCGAAGAGAATAATTCCGGATCCTGGGGAGAATATGACTGGATTAATTCTCTTTGGATAAAGAATGTCTCTTTGTGGTTGCGAAGGATTATAAGCAAGTTTAATAGCATTGTTTATAACACCTCTTGAAGCTCCTGCTGGGGAGAACCAAGCATAATTATTGATCGATGTTCTTGCCATCAATCCTGCAATGTCTCCATTTAGTGGTATATATCTAAACTCATTATTAAATCTATCAAACATATACTTATAACCAGAATCAAACACTGCATAAGAAGAAGATGTAACTGAATCAAAGAAATTGACAATATTGGTTGTCTGAGTATCACTATTGGATATATTGAGAACTCCAGATCTTGTTGGAGAAATACAAGCAATACAATCTTTTCTGGATTCTGCAATATCAATTAGTCTGTTAGCTTTTGCTTGAGCCTCAAATACCGTACTTCCTCCATCTGGACCTGCAATTAAGAAGTTTACATCATATTCTGCAGGATTTCTAAAAATTTCATAAGAGTTTAGTACATCAGATAATGTTAATGACATTCCACCGGATGCTGAAGAGTAATCATATCCATTAGATAAAGAATATGATTTATTTCCTGCAGATCCAAAATTTATGCCCGTGCAATTTTGTCCCCAAGCAATTGTTCCACCACTGGTTTGAGTGTATCCATCTATAGATGTAAATTTGTTTCCTGATACGGAATCGCCAGTTCCAGCAAATACATACCCAGAAACGTTCGCCAAATAATTTTTATAGTATATATTTTCTGAAGGAGAAATTTTTGCATCTAGTCCTTTACTTAAATTTGTATATTTTTCTAAAATGTTTCCAGAAATTCCACTTACAGATCCACTATCATCAACAACTACTAGATGAATCTCATCATTTTTTCCACCTCTTTCAGCACAATATTGTGATGTGCCTGGTTTTGGAGCAATTGATTTCCAGTAAATTACAGAATTATTCAATCCTAAAGTTTGTTGTTCATACCAATCTACAATACTATTACTTGAATTTGTTAGGAGTCCTTCACCGTTTCCTAAGGTATTGTCAACTACATTTCTAGTGTATCTGACTACTAATGTTGTTGATGCAAAAGAAACTGGTGAAGCACTATCTATTAAAACTTGTGTTGTAGTAATTCCAGTGACTCTTGCAGTTAGAGCTCCGTTTAATGTTTGAATTAAGTCTCCAACTGAAATGATACCGGAGGCTTGAACTGCAGCAACAAATCCACTCGGAGCAGTTATAGCAGTAGATCCTACACCTATAGTAGCATTATTATCAAATCTAAATTTTTCTAATGATGTAGCTGTACCTACATTATCAAAAATCTGATAATACTGTCCAGATCCACTTGGAATTCTATTCAATCCGGAAGAGGTATATGTTACTTCAGTTGATACTCCTGTAGAAGAGTTATGTAAACTAACTATTTTTACATCAATGTTTCCTTTATTAACTTTACTTACTATGCCTTTAATAAATCCACTAAAAGACTCTACAGTTCCAGTAGAAGTTGCATAACTGGTGGAAATTCCACAGGTTATTGCATATCCTGCAGAAATTCCGAAGGTTCCAATTGCTATTCTTTGATCCGCTGAGGCATCAATTGTGCAAACTTTTAATCCGTTTGCCCAAGATCCTGGATCTTTAGCGGCAAAAATCCAATCAGTATCATTTGTATGACTATTGGAATAGTCTTCCTGATTTGTAATTTTTAAATTTACTGGTGTGGATACTGGATAATTTGCATTCTTTAGTAGGGAGGAGTCTGATCTTACTACTCTCAATACTCCTCCATATGAAAGATATGAAGATGCGGTTAACCAATATTCATATTGATTGTCATTATTTAATGGCTTACCGAATGTATTTAATAAATCCTTTTCCGTCTCAATGAGAACGGGAACGTTTACTGGACCCTTTTGGAAAGGTCCGACAAAGGCTCCGATTTGTTCGTTTACTGCGTCTATTCTACCTACAGTAAGATCGACCTCTCTAACCTTTATGCCTGGTGATACTAAGTTTAGCGACATGTCTTTCCCTCTAAAGAGTTTCAACTTGACTACAAATATTTATTATTTGCTTACTTTATAATGGGGAAACCGCTAATGAACAACTTACCAGTCGGGATATTCCCACTTATGACTGACATTTTTTACTTTTCTACTATTTTTTATTCTCATAATAGTGCATATTTTACATTCATAGGAATATGCAGATGCTATGTCACCCCTACCCTTACGAGTCAAATAAAACCCATCTAACAAATCTTTAACCTGTCCACAAACTCTACATTTTCTTTCCGTAAGAAACAAATGTTCTAGTTCAAACTGGTCATCTATATCCATTAGTTGTAATCCCACATAAATGATCTATCTCCATATTCATCAATATGCCAACGATCTCCATCTCCATCTACGAAACTTTCACCACCATCTAAACCATCGGAAATAAAACCAAACGGAGCCATATCTTGTTCAATTTGATTTCTTTGTTCTTCATATAATCTTTTACGAACATCATTGTCCGTCATTTCTTTAAAATATGGTTGTGCAATTAACCAAGCAAAAATAACAAGACACATTGCAAGGTCATCGTTGCAACCATCTTCAGCTTCAAATGAATTTGATTTTTGGATAAAAGTGGTCAATTCACTTATAGTATCGTAGTCGTTAATTACTAACTTATCACTTTCAATTAATGTTTTAAGATTCATACATCCAATCTTTTTGACATTCTTGGACATCTTGACTCCCATCTGAGATTTCTTTCCAGAAAATCCCTGTCCAACCAGTTGACCTGCACGACCTCTCATAGTACACATAAGAACATTATCATATTCCAAATCCATGTGAAGAATTTGTCCTACTTGTTCTCCAATATCATTGACTTCTACAAGAATGTATGCCTTATTATATGCAACTGCAAGATCTTTAATGACACTTGGAAACAACATCGGTTTGATTTGATTGTCTCTGTATTTTGCTACAAGACGATATGGAAACGATGTTGTATCGCAAATAGTAAACGCAGAGTAATCTTTTTCTACACCACGGGCTACATCCACTGTTAGGACATAATTGTGATCCTTCTGTGGTTCTTCATAAATGTCTAAACCAGCATTTGACTTAATTGGATCGTCGTATACCAAAGATCTAAGTTTTGCCGCAGATATAAGAGTATCAACAGATCCTAAAAATTCGCACTCAAACTCAACCTTAAACTGTTGTTCAGATGTGTTTGCAATTGTCTGAGCTTTCCATTTTTCGTCCCTACCTGGAACCTCGGACCAATGAACATCAGTGGGTATATACTCATTCTTACCTCTTTCTGCATCATGCCAGATACGGTAGAAATGATTCATACCCTTTGGGGTAGAAACAATCAGGACTTTTGTGCTTTGACCTGACGAAATAGTAGGATAAACAGAGGCAAAGAATTCATCAGCAATGTGATTTGGGATGAACGCGAACTCGTCCAAAAAGATGACATTATATGATCCGCCTCGGACAGCAGATGCAGAAGTAGATGCGGCGATAATCTTGGAACCATTTTCTAGCTCTAGAGATCGTTTATTCCATGATACAATACCTTGTTGCATCCACTTTGGCAGTTTCTCGTATGCAAATTGTAATCTACTCAGTAGATCCTGTGCAGTGGATGCTTTGTTGGCTAGAATAGCTATGTTGACATTATCATTAAATACTGCATAATGTAACAAATATGAAACACAAGTTGTAGATTTACCTGTCTGACGAGGCATTCTACAGATATTAAATCTGTTATTATGGAAATTATTGATCAACTTCTCCTGAAAAGGATACATCTTAAATGGTATCTCACCATAATCTAGTGAAACAATTTTGATATAATTTTTAGCAAAATACACAGGATCATTCTTACACTTGATAAATTCAAGTATTTGTTCCTGTGTAAATTCTACGGCTACATTAGCCTTCTTAAGTAGCGGATTACCCAAATAAACATCATTCATATTAGACATATTCATATCCTCTCTTTGGTCCCCAATATTTCATTCTGTATGATATCCCTTGAATAGTTATTCCTAAATCATCTGCAGCCTCTTGTTGCGAGACATACATTTTTCCATTTATTAAAATTCTTTTACTATTTGGATGTTTTTCTCCACCTTCGTATTTGTGACCAAAAGAACGACCCTTTAAAGCCTCACTTTTCTTTTTACAAGTTTCTTCACTGTGTTTTCTGCCAATATTTTTCTTAGTTGCTTTATTTAAATTTTCCATAAACCAAGCATCATTGTGCCACCCATACTTATGCATTTCCCTACTACAAACATATAAATGTTCTGGAATATCTTTTCCTCCTTCACATCTTGGAGGGAAATGGTGAACATCCATTCCTTCCATTTGTTCCCAAGTTAATCCCCAATGTTTACGAGCAATATTTCTTACTACTACTGGACTTAATCTTTCTTTTGGAACTTTAACAATCGCGGACACATTTTAATCCCAATCTAAAGATATTTATAATTTCGCTAAACTTGATACAACCTCTTGTTGTTTGAGATAAAGTTTAAAATAAGCTTTTGCAAACTCTATTGCTTCTTCTCTATCTAATTTATCTATAACCCTTGATTGTTGTTCATAAATCAACATTTTATTAATATCTTCAAGTTTAATTTCATCAGGGTTCATTTCATTTACCTTGAATAACTACAATTGGTTTGGATGGATCGGTAGGACTTGGATACCACTGCAGTATAACTGCACCTGGATAAAACTTCTCAATTTCCGATTTTACTTCATCTTTTGAGGGTCTCTTCATATTTGGGAAGAAGAGCTGAAGATTCATCATTGGTCTACCTCTCCATGAGAAGAGTATAGTATAAACATTACCAGTAGATTGTATCCTTTGATAATCTTCGTTTGTTAATTGTCCAGGTTGAATTACGGAGTCTGCAAGAGGTAGAGAAGGTCCGGAAAGCTTCTTAAGTGCGGCATTCTTTTCGTTAGGATTAGTATTACCAGTTGCAAGATTTCGGATCTTAGCTTGTTTTTGTGCTTGTCTATGTCCAGAACCAATTTCAAAACTTACATTTTCATTTGCTGGATGTACTTTTGCAATACTGTAAGGTTGTTCTGGAGATAATGAGGAAGGTAATGAGAACATTCTCCAATATCCTTCACCATATTTACATTCTGATGCGGTTTCATTTTTTTGACACTTAGAACAATATCTAACTCCCATTTCCTCGGGGATAAATTCTTCCTTCTTAGTCTTATTGCCCCAGTTCTTTGCACCAACTTTACGACACTTAACTAAAGCACCAGATGCATATGCAGATGGCCAAACCTTATAACGAGATTTTACCTTTGAGTAACATGCATCTTTTTCTTCACTAACATCCAAAAATTCTTCTTTTCTAATATCTGACTTTGTTACTGATGATGGATAAGAACTCTCTTTACTCTTAGGAACATTTGTTCCCATAATTTCTCTTCTTACTTGACCAGCATCTTTTTTCCAAAATGGATTCTTCTTAAATTCGTGTTTCTTACCCTTGGGTTGATCCCTCTTCTTTTCCATTTTCTTCTGTGCCGCAGAAAGATTGCCGTGTCTAGCATATTCTTTCTCACCAGGACCACCCTTCTCAAATGATTGAGTATCTGGGTTATCCACACCTAGTTGTTTTCTCTTGGCCTCAGACTTTTCCTTTGGAGTATACCCTGAAGGATTTGGATTTTTCTTGTCATCCCAAGCAACTCTACCTTCAGTCGCAACCATCTTAGCCTTACCCTTTCTATCGGGATTTGGATCTTCTTGGTTCTTACGACGGAATGCACTCTCCTCTTCCTTATCGGAGAGATCTGCTTTCATTTTACTTGAACCACACTTTGGTTTTGTTGTTTGTCCTTCTTGTTTTGCACAGGGTTTTCCTGCGTATTTACCACCCAGTTGAACCCAACCAGGGGTGCCATCAGAAGCGCGACTCTTAGTAAACCAGTCACGCAAAGAACTATCACCACTCTTGTTTTCATCAATAGATTCCTCCTTCACACAATTAGGAACTACTTTCTTTCCCTTCTTTTTCATTCCAACTTGTTTATATCCATCCCAACATTTTTCATTCAAACCTTTAATCCATTCATCTGGAGTTTTATCATGTTTTTTGACAAATGCATTATGAAGTTCTTTTGCAGTCATATCATGTTCTTTCATAATATTACGCATTAGTTTGTCAATAGAATCATACGAAGTATCGTCTAGTTTTTTAAGTCCACGTTCAAGTTCTTCAATCGCATCTTCATTAATTGGTTGAGTAAAACTCTTGAATTTATAATCACTACCCTTAATAATATCAACAACATGTGCGAAAGTTTTACCATTTGCATCATGAAGTTCTGTCCATTCTTCTTTTACTTTCTCCATCTTTTTAAGTTTGGAGTAGTAATTTGGAATTTCATCTAAATGTTGCAATGCAATATCCATTGCTTCATCATTATCTGTAGTATGTTCATGCTCAACCTTCATCCCCATCTCAAGTTGTTTTTGGATGATTGATGGAGATACTTTATGCTTTTTTGCGATTTCTTCTACTGATTTATGACCTTTGAAACCTTCTTTAACTTCTTTCTTTCTTTCAGTATCATCTTCACCATGAGAAAGATGATCAGCTACAGTATCAAGATACTCCGCAGCTTTTGTAATCTTTGATTGTACCCATGCTTCTAAATCACCTTCACCTTTAAGTTTAGTCATCAATCTGGTGATTGCAGCCTGTGCAGTTTTAAGTTCTCCGCGAGCCATTGAGAACTCAAAATCTTCTCCAAGAGGTGAAATAGTTTCTAGGTCTGCGAGAATAGACCACTCTTTAAAGGTGAGTTTATCCATTTATGTCTATAAGTTTCCTATTTTTATTTAGATAGATCTGGATTCATGGAACTCTTCAAGAACTTTTGAAGTTCTGCAGTAGATCCCAAAAATACAGCATTGTTAGTAACATTAGTTGGTGCAGATCCTTTTTGTTCCTGATTAATATCTTTCATCTTCTTTTGGAGATCGAGAAGTTTATCTGTAACATCTCCAACATTTTTAATCAGTTGTCCAGCAACCTCATAAGCTCTTGGAGAATCGGATTCTTGTGCAAGTTCTAAGATGCCATTAATTGCTTCTTGGCCCTTTTCAATAATTGAATAAAGTTGACCTCTAGAATACTCATAATCTTTTTGAAGTTGATCGGATGAATCAATCGCTTTGTTAACTGCAACTGGTTCTGATTTTACAATCTCTGATTTAATTGGAGTGGTCTCAATATCTAAGGCTTTATCAATGTCTTCAAAATTCATACATCAACACCTTTTGTTGTACTATAAATTTTGCCATCCCCAAATTCATAACGAGATTCGCTAAATCCGAAATCATCATCGAGGTCAATTAGTTCATCATCGGAATCATCAATTGCATTGAGTGCAGTTCCGGATGAATGTGATGTAATAGAGGTATTATCTTGACCCCTATTTACAGTTAAAGTATTTCCAGAAATCTTACGAATAAACATGGATTCGGAATCAATCATAATGTATGATTTTTCTAACAACACGGATCCATCAACAACTGTAAATTCGGTTGCATTTTCAGAAATATCTTCAGATATCTGAGTAATTTCATCATTATTATAATCTTGTAACGCTCTAGGTTCCGCTACATATCTTAATTGTCTAGAAGCATTTACTCTATTTGTATTACTGTAATAATCAACTTGAACTTGTTTGATTAATGCCTCATTTGGTGTTCCGGCCGGACCAAATAAATAAGTTTTAGCAACAAAATCCAGTGTATACACTAAAACTCTTCTTGTAGTAAAATCTCCCTCATATTGATCATCCATTGCAATTCTTTCAAGGATCATCGGAATGTCTCTTTTTTCTCCAATACTAGAAATTAAATCTACAGTTAAATTGAAATGTGGTTGAAAATATGGTAGTATTTGTTCTACAACTTGTAAAGCATCTTCATTTAGTTTAGACATTATTGAAAGTCTAAAATTCACATTATATGGAACGGGCATAAAAACTTTAGTCAGTTCGTTATTTGCTTGATCTAAAGCTTTAAAAGTTTGCATAGTAGAAGATTTTCTACTAGAATCATAAGAAATCCCAGTCATTTCAAAAGACATTCTGGGGAGAGTAATTGCTACTCTTTTCTTTAAATCTGGAACCTGTTCGATTCTAGCTAAGAATTTTTGAACAGGACCATAAGCAATCGGAACCGTAATAATACTAAAATCATCTCCCGCATTATCTTTATGCTTGATTTGAATATTATTAAAAAGTGTACCGAAAGCCACTATGGTCTTTCTCAATATTTCGTGATAAAAATAATTTGAGATCATTACAAGTAGCTATGGAGTAATAATTATTTAGTATTCTCCAAATGGGTTCTTTTGACTGAAATCGAGAATCCCATCTGCAGCCAATTCAATTTCAATATTTTCTGCATAAGCATCTAAGAATTCATTAGTTTGTACAGTTGAAACCTTGTAACTTGCAGCAGCTCCAACTATAGCTTCTCCTCTTGCAAAAGTTCCATCAACAACAGAAAGTTTGAGAACTCTATTAACATAGTCCCAACTCTTAACATACCCAGTAGTCCCTGTTCTAGAGCCAGTAACAACTTCATTATAATCATAATCTCCGAATGTAGTTGCGGTGGGATCTGTGAAGGATATTGTTGGAGTAAATGTATATCCAGCACCAGCATTTGAATAACGAATTGCAACCACTACGCCATTAGAATTGAGAATCGCCTCGGCTTGTGCATTTCTGATATTGGACGAAATGCCTGTACTGGTCGGAATAAAGGTTCTTTGAATTGTAACTTGAGGACTTGTGGTATATCCAACTCCTCCAGAAGAAATACCAATAACTCCTAGAACCCGTGTATTAATGACCGCAGTAGCAATTCCACCACTTCCCCCACCACCAGAAATAGTTACTACTGGTGGTTCAGTATATCCAAATCCAGGATTTGTAATGAGGATTCTATCAATCGCAAGCTTTTGATTTGCAGACCTACTGGTCATGATTGCAACTGCAGTTGCTGTTAATCCCCCTGAAGGAGCAGTAGATATTGAAACGGTAGGTGCAAAAGAGTATCCAAATCCATCGTTAAGAAGATCAATATATTGAACTGACTTAGAATTTGGATTGGTTGTTGCAAATCCAACAGTTGCTACGGCTGAAGTCGCCCCTGTTCCAACCATTTGAATGGTATAAACATTTCCAAGATCCTTAATGGACTCATTAACTTCAATGCCGGTAGGATCTACTTCAGGAACATCAATAATCTCATCTTCATATTCAAATCTTTCGCATCTCAACTCATAAACATATAGATTATTGAGTTGATAGAAAGGTTTTTTGCCCTCAACATACTTAATTTCAAATAAAGATTCATCAAGTGGGAACCAAATTAGATCTCCTTCTTGAGGTCTGTATGCAACTTTTCTCTCATCTTCTGGCCATAATTTTAGTAAAGGTGAGATGAAATCATCATATCTCTCCTTAGAAATTACAAGATTAATTTCATCATTACTTCTAACTCCAAACTTACTTAATAAATCTCCGTTTCCACTAAATCCCTCAAAGTTCATTAAATAGGCTTCAATACGAAAACTATCATCAAATTTTGATGCAGTAACTTCTTTGATGACCGTATTTTCTCCAATGATTCTTCTAGGCATGTATAGAACATCTTGTCCATACATTTTGAGTTGTTCGTTAATTAGATCTTGAATAAGTCTCTGCTCACTCGGAGATCCTTGAAGAAAATAAGAATTGAGTGGTGACATATTAACCTATGAGATCAAGTGGTGGTAATTCGTATTCATCCTTAAGTTGTTGTTCCAATTTTTCTACTTCCGCAACACCATCGTCATATATCTGTCTTCCATTCAATTGAACTCCACCTGGAAGTAAGACTCCATTGAATTTAATCATATTCTGTCCCCACTGTTTCTTAATCAGAGCCGTGAGATATTTCTTCAACCACCAATCGTTGTAGAGTTTTGGTGCATCTGAAGGATCTACAATTCTGTAACAATCGATGATTACATATTCATTTTCACCAACCTGAGACCAATCAATGTCAAGATATAATTTATGGTTCTTCTTATTGAATCTGATTTGTGCATGAGGATTCAAAAGAAAATCCAAATCTTCAAGATACCTTTTGACCATTGCATAATTAAGAAGATCTAATGCACCATAATAGTAAACATCATTTAAGAATAACTGATATTTAATATTAAAAAGACCGTCTGAAATTGTACTGGAATTGATCTTAAGAATATTATTTACACCAATAATACTATCTGGAAGAGGCAAGTAATTGACTCCTTCAACATAAGTAAGTGAAGTCAATCCAGCTCCAACAACTCTACCTGAAGTAGATGCAGAACCTACTGGCCCTGGTTGAGCTAATGTTGTTTTAGTTGCAGGGGTAAGTTTGTGTTTTAAAAATACACGATCAATACCATCAAAATGGCGTTCATGATAATATTGAATTGCATCATCAATTAAATTATCGATCTGATCGTCATCTACATTTATTTCTAAAACGGGCTTTCCTAGTTGTTTGAGGCAGTAATCTTTCAACTCCGCTCTACTAGATGGTTGCGCCATAAAAAATACCCCTAGTTTCCTAGAGGTATTTATAATTTAGATGTCCGCGTATCTTCGTATTAACCTATGAAATATATCATTAACTTTGAATCCCGCTTGACTTATAACCTTTTTAAAATCTTCATCTGTTTTTACAGTATTTGAAGTTTCTTCATCAAGATTTAATTCATTCAATTCATAACATATTTCTCTTATAAAAGAATCTTTTATGAACGATTTTACCCAAAATACGCAAACATCTCGATATCCTTTAGTCACTTTATTGACTCTATGTGGTATTCCAGTTGGATATACGATCCCAAAGCCAGATTCTAATTTTACTTTAGTTTCTTCATCGTTCATGAAAAGGCAAAGTTCTCCACCTTCATAGGTAGATGGATCTGAAAGAAATATAGTAACACTAAAGTGTCCATTGAATCCTATATCTACATGAGTGTTATAATATCCACCTTCTTTTGTTCTGGTAATTAAAGTATCGTCTATTTTTTTGGGGAAACAAAAATTTGCAAATTTTTTATTAGTATCAATAGAACCATACACATTTTTTATGATTCGTTCTTTTATAAAAGAATTTGCAAGTTCTTGATTATTTTTAGTTTGGGGATCTCCAGCATAAGTTTTCAATCCACTTTCCCAGTCAGTATCCACGGAAAGATCGAGAAATTTTTTAATTTCTTGAAGTTTTTCTCCGTCTAAAAATTGTATGATTAAATAATCATTTTTCATATGAATCTTGATAAATCGTTTCTTTTAAGAATTGGTAATGTGTAGGTAATCCGTCAACATACGATGAGAGAGTATCATGGAACATTTTAAATTCTCTATTGATATTTTTGAATTGCTCAAGTTCTTCATAGGGTAGTTCACCGGATCCAGGCAAACCTCTACCAATTTTATATGTTGGTAGATATCCCATTCCAGCAGCAATATAAGGAAGACCTCCCTGCAATCCATTAAAATTTGATTGTCTAAAAACATTAACTTCAAGTTGTTGAATATCATAATCATTGTGATATTCAATGGAAGTAACATGTTTCCAATAATCCGTATCATGTCTCATCGACAACCCATAATGAATTTCAATAAATGATCTCACCCCATCCATGGTATAATCTAAGTAAGTATTGAACATTGATTTATCTATTCCAGATACAAATCTATTTCTTCTAATTAAAGTTTTAATTAATCTAAAAATATTATCATGCGTGGTTAGTAGTCCAGTAGATTCTAAAGGTTCAATAAAGCCATATGAAAGTCCTATTCCTAAAACATTTTTTACCCAGGCTTTTTCTCTTTTGCCATGACGAATAAAAATTTCTTTCAGATCTAACTCGTCCGGAATATTCTTTTTTGTTCTTTTTAAGTGATTACGAAACTCAACTTCAGCTTGATCTCTGGAAACAAATTTACTTGAATACACATATCCAGAACCAATTCTACTCCATAATGGAATATTCCACACCCACCCATTTTCAATTGCAGTGCAATTGGTGGTATTTTCCATTTCCTCATTTGGGTCTGAATATGAAATTTTAGTAGCAAGAGCTCTATCATTCATTAGAGTATCGCCAAAGGAAATGAATTTTGAACCCATTCTTTCTTCCAACAACAAAGACTTAAATCCACTGCAATCAATAAACAAATCCGCAGTTAATTTTTGACCCGATTCGGTCAAAATATAATTAATTTCACCATCTTCTTTTTGGAAAACATCAACAATATCTTCAAGAATATGATTCATTCCAGAAGGTAAACAAATATTATTTTTGAGGTAAATTCCAAATTTTATGGCATCTAAATGATATGCAGTATCCTTATCAAAGAAAAAATTTGGAATACTATTATCTTCATTTCTTGTTAGTTTATTTTTTTCTGATAAGTATGAAATTGGATTATAAAACTTGGCAAATTTATCTGATGAGTGGTATTCTGGGTCTATTTGTCTTAAAATTGGCCAACTATCTAAACCCCGTTGCATACGGTCTGCTGAATGATGTCCAAATGGATATTGGAAAACACTATTAATTTCTCTGAAATCGGTAAATTTGATTGAAACTTTATAAGTTGCATCACACTCTTTCATCCATTGATCATCAGTCAATCCAATCAAATGTAAGTAATGATTGAATTGTCCCAATGTTGATTCACCGACCCCCATTGTTTTAACATCTTTAGATTCAATAAGAGTTATATCCAAGTCTGGAAGATTTTTGCATAATGCTGCAGCTGTCATCCAACCAGAACTCCCACCACCAACAATAACGATTTTGTTTATTCTCATTACGATCTCCAATTACTTATAAAAATTGTTTAAACATTTCCTGAACTTATTATAAATGGTGTCAGTAAACCAAGAAATTGATCCGTAATAATTATCTCTATGTAATTCAGATAATTTTTCGTTTGATAGAAAATTTATCTCATGATTAAACTCCGTTCTTTTGAATGGAATAATTAACATAAGTGGAGTATCTTTTAATACTACTTGTTTTTTCTGATCATAAATTTCCGGAGTGTCTTGAATTGAGTAATTAAATTCAAAAAACCACTTTAAATGAATTGGAGTGATGTCTGGGTGTACAACTGCGGATACTGAAGTAAAATTTTTATTTCTATTCCAATATGGATCAGTAATTAATACAGATATTCCTGGACTTGTTTTAATCCACCAAGGACTTGACACTTTATGGAACATTCCCATTTTTGGTTTTTGTTCATAAGACATTCCTTCAAACTGATTGAATCTATGAACACTATAATTTAGTTCTGGACTTTCTAAGGCAGATTCAAATCTCATTTCACCGTTAATCATCCTGAAGCACATGTCAGTCCAAGATGGTAATATGTAACCAGTTTTCAAATAATCAACTATTCCAGGACAATGATGTACTGTGCTATCCTTAATTAAAGAATATGGATTTTCTCCTGCAGCAATTGAACTTCTATTACCTAAAGGAGTAAAATTCATTATTGGAGCAAAAGGACATTTTGATTTTCCTAAATTGGATTTTTTACTTTTTAAAAACCATTCTGGAAATTTTTTATATGCTGGATATATCTGAGAAAGTCCTTTTGCCTGGTCCGAAGCATAAAATTGAATAATATTTTTCTTTTTGAACATAAATTCACCGAAATGATAATTTTAGATTGTCACTATATAATTTAATTGTTATTATATACCCCTATTAATTTATGTTAGTAACTTGGCCCTCTCCTTTTATTTTTTGGACTGAAGTAAAAGATCATCAAGAAATAAAAAAAGAATTGAAAAATAAAATTTTAGAAGAAAGTAAAAACTTTAAGTATTATAATTCTCCATTGAATGAAAGAAAAATAACAGAAAATAAATGGAACTGTGAAGTTATTACTAGTTATTTTCACCAAGAAAATATAAAAAAAATTTTTACCGAAAAAATAATTACATCCATTATAGAAAATCCTTTGAATGAATTATTTGAAAATAAAAATTTATTCCCCAATAAACCAGATAATATAATCATACCAGAAATTTGGTTTAATGTATATAAACCTGGATATTCACAAGAACTCCATGCTCACAGTGGAGCTAGTTTGTCTGGAATTTATTTATTGGAATTGGATGAACCAAATACTACTATGTTTTTTAATAACCACTCTGGATACAAGTATAAAGTATGTGATGTTGGAAGTGTTTTCTCAACATCACATATTGAAGAAGGAAATATAATATTTTTTCCTTCCGAGTTAATACACTCCGTAAATAAGTGTATAAAAGATAGAATAACTATATCCTTTAATTTACTTCTTGATTATCAAACAGGTCTAGTTCCATCAAGTGCAGGAGTTTCTGGAATTAAATCTTGAGTAGTACTTACCAACATCCTAGTTCTCTCAACTTCCTCTTCCATCATTTGACTGGCAGGTTTGATAACTCCATCATTTACTAAAGTTTCAAAAATTACTTCTTTATCTGCAGGAATAGAAGCTACAGAGGGATCTGCAATCATTTCTTTAATTTTTAGATCAGCTACTTCATGAATGGTGTTTCTACAACGAAGTTTTACCATATCGCTGAACCAATCATGAGGATCTACTGCAATATGAGCTAAAGCAGCATATTCTAAATCAGTTAGTTCTACACTTAAAGTTACCATTGTTTTCAATTCTTGGTTTTGATAATATTTATAAAATTATGGGCAAAGTTGCCCATAAAAATGAAAATGTCCCATATACCATCTTTGGTTTCCACAATTGTAATATGGTTGTGGAGATACATATTGACCTTGAGATAAGGACATCATATTTTCCGTATTTATGCCCTTAGCGTAACTGCCATGTGAAGGGTGATTAAATATTGAATGTCCATGACGACCATTGTTATAATTTAATCCCCCATTAACACCAAAATTAGAATGAGTATAGTGATATGTATTACCATCATCCAGGTAATACATTGTCATTCCGAATTGATAGTATCCAGTTACTGGAGCAAAGTATCTACAATTTGTGGTATCAAATCCAAAACTACCAGCGCCTCTTTGATTTACTGACCATCTACCTCCAGTAGAAAATCCCCAGTTAGCGACTTCTCTCCAACTGCCACATCCACCAATTTGACCAGCATATCTCCATTCATCTAAATTGCAGGATGCATGAAAAGAAGGATATTCCGTTCTTCTACCAGTAGTTTGGTTTACTGCTTGCACATAATTATTATTTGCAAAAAATTCAATTTCTGCAGTGTCTGATGATATACTATTAGAACCAATAATAATAGACATTGTAGAAAAACTCCTATTAGTTATATTTATTAACCAATGAGTGCTCCAGCAAACATACTATGTGCTCCATAAATTCTAGAACTATTTGCATTCCAATAAGGTCTTATAACACAATATTCTCCCTGATTTAATTGCATATTACATGATGTTACAATTCCATCTTCATGATTATATGGGGTTGCGTGCATGTATATATTGTGGGGTTGCCTTCCATTGTTCCAACCATATCCAGAATTTTTAGTAATATGTAAGTGCATATAACTACTGGTGGAGTTATTATCATTATATGCATATGCGGAGAAATAAAAATAATATCTTCCAGTTACAGGAGCATAATATCTACCATTGGAGTTCATTCCAAATGATCCAGCTCCTTGTTGATTCCAAGTCCAACCAATAGTACTATTGATCTCTGGGTTTGCTCCCTGACCAAACTGATCTCGATATCTCCAGTCAACGGTTCCAATAGCCGTAAACGCAGGAGTTCTATCAGAAATTCTTTGTCCAGTTGTCAAATAATATAAACTTCTTACATTATTTGGTCTGATATCCAAATCTACATTACTTGTAATACTATTTGTTCCGATTGTAATAGGCATGATTCTAACTAATTAGGTGTCCACAAAAGAAACTATGTCCTGTATAAATTCTAGTATTACCAGAGTTGCCCTTATACATATATGGACTACAATATTGACCTTCACTTAAAAACATAATAGCGGAAATATTGGGTCCATGTGCGTAAGCTGATCCAACTCCTTGAGAATTTCCATGACCATATATTGTATAAGGAATTCTTCCATTATTCCAACCCACATTACCATTAATTCCAAATACTAAATGAGTATAGTTTGCGGTATTATTAGTATCTTGAAGTTGATACATGTCAGCATGAAAATAATAATATCCACTTTTGGGTGCAAAATATCTACCATTAGAGTTCATTCCACCACCAGAAGCACCTCTTTGATACCAAGTCCAGTTAAAATTAACTGTAACTCCCAATTCGTTCCAAGTATTTGCAACTAGATATCTCCAAGAATCAGCAGCTCCAGCAGCTTGGAACGCAGGTTGATTTGGATTTCCACTAGCAAAACCATTTAAGAATGTTTCTACATTAGTGCTAGTGGAAACATTCATGGTCATGTTTCCATCACATCTTATTCTACTTTGAGTGGAACCTTCACCCAATATAATAGCCATGAGTTTGATCTAGATCTATTATTATAATATTATTTATTACAATTCGTTATAAACTTTACCACAAACGAAGTTTACTAAAAGGACATTTAGATTCTTTTGGTTCATCTTTAATAAAATCCCAAGATTTTTTAGGTAAAAATTTCTTTAGTATGCTATGGTTATATGCTTTTCTCATTACATTTTGAGGAATTTCTTTTCTTTCTAGTTTGAAATTTTCATCATATTTTTTAGAATTCCTAAATCTAAGAATGCCGATAGGATCTCCTCTTTTTATTGCAGTTGGTTCATTAAATTTGTAAGCGCAAATTGTTGGCCTCATCCACCTACCAACAGGATATTCTGCACTAACTAATTCAGCTCCAGGAATAGGAATAGTTGTCGGCAATATTTCAATCCATAAAGTTTTAACTTGTGGTTCTGTCCAGAAAAAATAATGTTGATGAAGTTGTCCAATAATTAATCCATGATACGGAGGTCTTAATGGGTTATGTATAACTCCTGTAGTAGTCGGATCTTCTCCCAACATACTTCTACCAAATAAATTCATATCATTTATGGCAAATCCCTCATCGATATTCATATGAACATAAGTTTCAGGATCTACAACTCCATCATCTTTTGAAAACTTAACCTCTATATTTGATTGAGAAAATACTACAAAAGAATTTTTATAGTATTTTTTCCATGCGGGACATTCCCAATAAACATGTTTTTCGTGATGTTCTTTATAATATGATAGATATGGCTTTATTGGAATAAAAATTTCATCTTCTAGAAGTGGGTGTTCAAAACCCTTTGGTCCAGAATTTTCAATTTTTGGAGCATAGTAAATGGTTCTCATGATTCAAATTTAAAACTATATAATAAAGTGTAATTAAAATTATTTATAGGGTGAACTTCAATGTATGGTTTGATTAATTTATTTCCCACTCCAGTTTATAAACAACCAGCTACAGTTGATAATTACGATATCACGCAAATAGAAATTCGTGATTGTCTAAACAAAATTTTAGAAGAAGATGATTTAGAATGTGTATCATATATCTACAAAGATGCTGGAGAAAGAAAAAGAAATAGACCAGAAAGTGGATATTTTGTTTCTGACCAATTAATAGAAAAGTATAATTTAAGAAACTTGGAAAAACGAATATATGAGGCTGTAGATCATTACATTAAACTTACACAATGGTCAGTATTAAATTCTTCTCCAATATTAAATTCTATAGATGATGCAACATTTAAAATAAAAAATTCATGGATCAATATTGCAGAGAAGGGAGTTTTCCATGATTATCATGTCCATCCTCAATATACAATATCTGGAGTTTACTATTTTAGAGTAAATGCAGATCAGGGAGGAATACAATTTAGAAACCCCAATATTATGTTGGAAAATTGTTACTTCCCAGAAGGCCCCAGAAGTCCACAATCAATAGAAATTATACCGAGAGATGGAGATATAATATTATTTCCAGCGTGGTTAGCTCATAGTACTGTTAAAAATACTACAGATGAAGACCGAGTTAGTGTTGCTTTTAATGTCGATTTAGTGAACCAAAACCAAAAGTAATATTTTCAAATTTTCTAAGTTCCTCAGGAACATCTGGTAATTTATTATTTCTTTTAATTCCTCGTTCTTCTTGAATTTTTAAGTTTATATCACAATCATTTAAAATATAATTAATCGATAAAGTTGATCTAAGACCTGTAGAAGGCAATTCAGCTCTATGCCAAATGCACGAGGGGAAAAACACAATTTTCCCCTGTTTGAAGGGTATTCTGTATTTTTCTATAAAATCAATCTCCCCTTTATTAATATCTGGTTCATCATAAAAAACAGTGTCTCCATCATAACCACCAACATAATATATCATAGTCCAAAAATTTGGAGGTTCCCAATCTTGATGAACTGATAAAAAAGAATCTGATGGGATAGTACCATTTACATGAACTCTATGCACTTGTTCTATAACAGCATCTTTAATAATAGAGTTTAATCCCTCCCTACGCCACATTTCATTAAATGTTCTACCAATATTTGAAATGTCATTTATAAAAGGTTTTTCTCCTGGTCTACTTATCCATACTGCAAAAAATTTTTCAATATCATTTGGTGATCCTCTTAATCCATATTTCCACCTATCACAATTTAAAATTATTTCATCCCAATATTCTTGCATCCAAGTAGGAATAAGTCCTTCCACTTCAAATATATAATCTTTATTAAATTTCATTTTTTTCTACACCTACATTGAAAACCATAGTAATTCTTTCTTCATCTGTATCTATATTATTTTGTGGAACTCTATGTAAGGCCCAAGAGTCCCACATTAAAAACATTCCTTCATGTGGATATATTGTTATCGAACCATCTTCCTCATAATTAAAAATATTTTCTTTTTTTATTTCTTTCTCAAATACCGTATTAAAAATAGAATCTTTTGTTCCCTTAAATTGTAGTGGTGAAGATCCTTTTGGTACTTGTAAGTAAATTAATCCAGAATATATCGCACCAGGATGTGAGTGTGCATCGTGTTTATCGCCGGACTTCATAGAACTCGTAAAAATTGAAGTCCATAACTTGTAAGAATCTTTCATTTTATATCCAGAATTCTTATATAAAATTGCACTTCTGTCTAAAATAATATCAACAAAAAACTTTAACTCGGGTAATTTTGATAGTCCCTCATCTAGAGAATATGTATTCTTATATCCCCATTCATTTGTTAATAGGGAATTATCTCCCAATATTTTTTTTGAAATGGGTAAAAGTTCTTCGGATAAACTTTTATTATTTTCATAATAAAAAGATAACGAAAATAAATCAAAAAAACAATTCATAATTATTGATAAGTATCTTTAATTTCCTTTATAGTTGTATAAAAATTACTTTCTTTTGCTTGATCCCCTAACAATCCATTATCTATGTCGTGATATAACATATCAAGTTGTTCTTTTATTTCTGGATAATGTCTGACTCTTTCTCTCTTTCCTGCGGCTAAATTATATTCCTCCATGTACTCATCATGTTTTGATTTTATCTCTTCAAAAGATGGAGCACCTGCTTCTTCAGCACTAACTCTATTCAATGGTTCTCCAGTCCACTTATCAATTCCTTGTTTTTCTGGAGGAGCATTTTTCATAGCCCACTTTAGTTGTTTATATTCCTCTTCAGTCTCAAAAGTTGAACATCCACTCCAATCATAATCGGAATCTTTAATTAATTCATTAAGAGCATGACCCATTACTGGTAATCGCAATGAGTCAAATTTTAAAGAAGGATCTAATGACATCTCTAATTACTCCTATATTTGAATATTTATCTATTTAATACCTACTTAAATTATTTGGATTTATGGAAGCTGTATCCATCTCCCAAATTTCTAATTGGTTATTATTCCAACCATTTCTTCTTAAATCGGTATCGATAGAACAATTAATTCTTGTTGGACCATTCCAATTTGAATGGTAAATCCTGAAAGCATGTGCCTCGGTATTGTTAATTGCGGGAGCCCAATAATGACAAATTACACCCCAATACAAATCTCCTACATCATTTTCCAATGTTGCATGGTGACCTTGATCTAGAATTCGGTTCCATCCAGTTGATGGCGTCCAACGATATAATGAAGCGCCGGTTCCTTGAGCTCCTCCACCTTGATCATCAGCAATTGTCCACCAAGTAACTTTATACCAATTACTTGCTTTTTCTGGGACTCCCATATTAATTTCAAGGTTTGACGGAAGTTGCCAACCTCCACCCAAACCAGTTCCACTGTTATGGTTTACTCCATCCGATGAAGTAAAAGCAACTTTTACAATTCCAGGAACATAATTTTGCGAAGGTCCACTTGGATATTGTATTCCATTTCCAGTTATAGTTATTGCCATAAATTTTTCCTCAAAATCTACTAAGATTACCTGTGTTAATTAAATCACCATCTATTTCATAAATTTCAAACATATTATTATTCCATCCATTTCTTCTGAGATCAGCACCAATAGAACAATTAATTCTCATAGCAACATCTGGATGTCTTCTGCAATATAATCTAAATGCATGTTGTTCTGATGCGTTTAGAACTGGAACATACCATATTCCATGTGTGCTGGTGTAAAAATCCCCACAGTTATTATCATAATGAGCGTGCCAACCCTGGTCAAGAATTCTGTTCCAACCTGTTGATGGCGTCCATCTCCATAAAGCCATACCAACTCCACCGTTTGCACCACCCCAGTCATCAGAACAGGAATAAAAAGAAACTCTATACCAATTCGATGATTTAGTTGGAACTCCCATATTCAATTCAGTCCCATTAATAAAATCCCAGTTACCAGATTGAATAGATTGGTCTGTTGTTGTTGCAGAACAACTATTATATTTAATAAATCCAGAAGGAACTGATTGGACAGATCCATTATTAAATGTTATGCTATTTGGACCTATCGTTACTGGCATGAATTAATACCTCGACATTGTTCCGCTTGTATGTATACCATCACCATCTATTTCCCACACTTCAAAAATATTATTAATCCAACCATTTCTCAATAAATCATTACCAATACCACAATTAATTCTTACATTACTTGTTCCATAATAATTTGTAACATAAATTCTAAACGCATGTTGTTGAGTTGGGAAAGATTGGTGAACAGGTACATAGCCAAAGATCATTGGGTTTCTATACCAGTCGCCCATATTATTATCATAAGATGCATGTCTTCCCATATCTAAAACTCGGTTCCAACCACTACTTGGAGTATATCTCCAAATAGAAAATCCAATCCCACCATAATTTCCATCCCAATCATCAACGATTGTTTGATAACAGCATCTATACCAATTAGTTGATTTAGTCGGAACTCCCATATCAATCTCAGTTCCATTAACAAAAGTATGGCTAGCACCACCAGTAGTTTGATTGATGGTGCTTGCACTTGTAGATCTTATTTTTACAATAGGACTACATCTTGTCTGCGTTGGATTGGACTCGGAACCATAAGGGTTATAAGCAATATTGGAATATTTTATTCCAGTTCCAGCAATTGATACTGGCATATAATTAACCTCCTTTTTTCAAAGATTCTATCGCAGATTTCAATTCATCGATTTGTTTCTGTTGTTCCTTGATTGACTCAATGAGTAGTGCAGTTAGATTTTGATATGCAACAGACTTCATACCTTCAGAATTATCTTCAGGCGTATAAACTACTTGTGGAATAATTTCTTCAACTTCTTGAGCAATTAAACCAATTTGGTGATCACCACTATCAATACGATCATACTCAACACCACGCAATCTAAGGGTCTTCTCAAGTGCATTTTCAATCGTGAAGATATTAGTCTTAAGTCTAAGATCAGAGTTAAATGTACCTGTTCCGGCAACAATTAAATTAGATCTTGTTATATTTACAACCCCACCTTCACCAATTGACATTGCAGTTCTAGATCCACTTGCATAAGAATCTGTAGTTGCAAAATACATTCTAGTTCCGTATCCACCATCAGAATTAATGTAAATACCTGCTTGTGCATTACCACCAGAAGAAGCATCTCTTGCACCGAAAGTAATCGCCGGACCAGCATTACTTGTTCCTGAAGATGCACCAAGGTGAATACCACCAATAGTTGTTCCAGGAGTTGTTACGTTCCATGCACTTATTGATGACTGGAAAGTTACCGATCCCTGGAATATTGGAGTTGTCGTGAGGTTGAATGCAGATCCATTACCAATCAGAATTGCACCATTAGCGGGTAATCCGGTTTGACCAGTACCACCTCTAGCAATTGGAATTGTTCCAGTGTGGTTTGCAGAGTTCAGATAATATGCACCGTTTTGAGTACCAAGAGTTGAAGCATCAACATCACCAGTCGAAGAGTTCTTAATACTTACGCCGCCATCGGTATCAATACTAAAAGTCGAACTCTTGAATTTGGCAACACCAGTTGAAGAATAAAGATCTAAAGTACCTGCAACTCTATTTGCAGTAATTCTGATTTGACCATAATGAGTAGCAAATCCAACACCAAAGTCAGAACTTGAGGCTGTAATTCCAAAAGGAGTTGTAGATGCAATTCCAACGCTTGTAACTACCTTCTGATAAGATGAATTACCATTTAGGAATGTGTCAGAGTTTGCAGTACCAGAACCAAGTCTGGATGGTGAAATAGTACCACTAACAATGTTAGCAGCATCAACATCAGCACTCGCAAGTAATGACCAGTTGTTTGGATCTGTAGAAGATGTGTTAACTGTATTTTGATACCTAACATTCTGTTCCGTGAAAGTAATTGTTCCACTTCCTGTTTGTGCAATACCAACGGCATTAAATGTAACTCCACTTGCTGAGGCAACAGCATCACTTTGAGTGGTGTGTAAAGTAAATCCGTTTTGCGTTATTGAACCAGTATAATAGAATGCACTTGTATCAATTCCTAGAGGAGTATTTCCAGTGACTCTTACGGGATCTCCAGTGGAAAATCCATGGTTTCTGAATACAATCGTATCTTTAATAGTCGATACACCACATCTAATAAGACTGTGTGTACCAATTCCACTACCAGAAAGATCTTGTCTAGAAACAAGTGCATAAGTAGAGTGAAGTTCAACAGAGGAAACACCAACTCTCTTTGCATAATAAGTAGTGTTTTCAATTAATCCAGCAATATTTGTTCCACCATTTGTTACATACTTGATTGGATCTCCATCCTGGAATGTATGTCCAGCGCCAACTACGACTCTATCATTCGGGAAGTCAACAGCACCTCCAGTTTCAATAGTACTAGGATCAAAACTATAAGAAACATCAAGATTTAAAGTTGTGGAAATTCCAACCGCATCACCGTCGGCAATGTAATCTGCGAGTGCTGTACTACCCGCAAATTTCTGATTATTTGTTAAGGTAAGATAAAGTCTAGTTTCAACATCAACTACAGTTACAGTAAATGCAGCTCCTCCACTACGTCCCCCAACTTGAGAGTCAATGGCACTTAGAACGTTTCCTCCCGCATAGTAACGACCACCAGCCTTGAGAGCAACATTGGTTACAGTACCAGAGCCGCCAACAGTAACTTCTGCAAGTGCGGAAGTACCAATACCAGTAGTAGATTGTAAGAAACAAGTGTAAAGACCTGCACTAGTATATCCAGATCCACCATTCTGAATACTAACTCTCGTTAGAACGCCCTTAACTAATCCAGTTACACCATATCCAACATATGGAGAAATTGTTGTTCCAATGCCAATTCCTTGTGGTGGAGCGGTAACAACCCCAATTGCAGCAGCTGCAAGAGCACTGGTTACAGAGTCTCCGTTATTGAAATTATAATTTCTGTTGTCATCATCTAAAATTAGATATTGTCCAAAAACGTCTTGAATAAGAACGTATGATAGTTCTGGTTCAACAACTGTATCCCCGTTTCTAACATCAATTGCAGGAATTTGGTTTACAAGAACTGTTCTACCAGTAGATACGTTGGTTTTGGTGTAATTAACAACTTTTGGTGGAATTAGATCACCATTAATTTGTCCAGAAGAGTTCAACTGAACAACAGCATTTGGAACTGCGTTTTGTGATACGGTCTTATCAATGAATGTTCCAAGTCTATTAGACATGAAACTTCTGATCGCTAACTGAGTTGGAACTCTCTTATTGAGTGGACCTCCAAGTTCTCCTTCACCGAGATTTGTATCAGTTGAGAATTCCTCAACCGCAACACCACCAGAAAGGGATAGGCGAATAGAATCCAACTCTCCAATGGACACCTTGTTATTAAAGAAGATATTACCAGTTCTATTAACTGCTGTGATCTGAGAACCAATCTTGAAGTCACCAAGTTCGTTAGTACCAGAAGCATACACACGACCACCGAGTTCAGATACCTGTTCGGACAATGGATCAGCCTTACCATTATTTTGTGGAAGTGCGTTGTAGTCTGTTCCAGATCCAGAGAATTCCCAAGTATGGGAAGAGGAGTTAACAATAGAAGGTCTATGTAAATTACATCTATATGTAACTGGAAGATTACCAATACCCTGAATAACATTTCCGACAGATGTTGAATCTACTTTAAATTCAATTGTTCTAAATGTTGTAATACCTGCAACTGCAGTAACTCCGATAGCAATTGGAGATGGGCCATGATCAACAATATTTCCACCAGAAGTAGCAAATAATCTTCTTACTCCACCAACTTCTTCAACGGAAACTATAAGTGATCTTGAACCGCTATGATAAGTTAATGCAAAACCCGTAGCAGTTCCACCAGTTACTGTTTGAGTAATTTCTTGACCAGAATTGAAGATAGCTGTAGATCCAGCACTTGCAAGAGTTAATCTCTGGTATTGTGCGTGAGAACTGATAATCTCATCAACAATAAATTCCTGATTATTCTTTTGGAATGTATTAATACCAGCTGGTGCAGATCTCAAATCTACAGGTCTTCTAAACGAATCATCTTCAAATAACTTGAATGAACCGGAATTAATATACTGAACATAATATGTGTTTCCGTTTACAAGTCCATCAATAACAATTGATGGTTCAGCCTGTTCATTTCCAATATAAACAATACTGTCACCATCAGCAAATGGATGTCCAGCAATAGAAATTACATCAGTAGATGTGTTAACGCCTACAGCCGGGTTTACAGTGGCTTCCTGTACAATTGGCTTGAATAGGCTTGTTCTATCAATACCAGCATTATCTAAGAATCTCAAAACATATAGATCTTGTTCTGTTCTACCTACACCAATAACTTTGAGTGTCTGAAGTCCGCCAGAAGTACCAGTAGCAGCAACACGACCTTTATCGAAGGAGAATGCATTTGGCGAGAATCCTGTTGCCCTTAGAGCGATAGATCCGAAGTTTGTTGCAGAGTTTGTAATAGATAGATATCCACCAGACTGTGCAAGAGATCCATAACGGCAGAAAATTTGGAAACAAGAAACAACCTGAGAATATCCATCGTTGATTACGCGCCAACCAATACCATCAAAAGAGATCATAGTAAAGGTTGCAGCAACCATTGACTTACCAAACTCGGGAATAGCTCCACTAGGAGGATTCTCTGCAAGTAATTGAACTGCAGGAACGTTTGGCGAAATTACTTTGTCGCCGTCAACGAGAATACCATTACCACCAAGACTGGAAAGAATCGTACAGTTTTGGATATATGGTGACTTGAAGATTTGTGGTTTACTGAGAACTGCAGTTCCACCTACTCCAGCAACATAGTAATGTGGAATATTGGATATCTTTTCTCCACGAATTGCAAATGTCGTAGTAGATGCAGCGGAGATAACACCGAAATCTCTTACACCACTTTGGTGTTGATCAGGATAGAATTGAATCTTTTGAATTGTTGGTACTTTTTCTACAACTGGAACTTTGTTAGCAGTACCACCACTTACATAAGAGTGAACAATTGTAGAAACACCGACATTGACAGTAAATGTAGTTGCGTTATCTACATTAGAAACTCTAAATGTATATCCATAAGGGCTAGTTCCATCTGGGAAGATAGTGGTTGTAATGCCAGATCCTCCTGGGCAAGTGAAAGCTAGTCCAGTAAGAGTTACATAATCTCCTGCAGTTAATCCATGATTGGAAGAGACTACGCAAGTAGCAACACCAGTTGAATTTGTATAAATGAATGTAGAAACTCCAACTGCACCATATCCACTATAAGAATGAACAATTGTAGAAATACCCGCATTAAATGTAAATGTATTTGTAGTTACTCCAGTAACAGTAAATGTATATCCATCAACATTAGTAGAGGTAATTGTTCCATCTGGGAAGATAGTAGTTGTAATACCAGATCCTCCTGGGCAGGTAAATGCAAGTCCTGTTAGAGTAATCTTATCATTTACTTGATAACCATGAGCCTCTCTTGTTGTAGCAGTCGAAACACCAGTAGTATTAGTATATGTAAAAGTACTAATACCTAATTTCTGCCAACCAACATAAGTATGAGGAATTGTACTAATTCCACCCTGAATAGTAATGGTCTTAGCTGCAGTATTAACTCCAATAATTGGATAAATTGCACCATATCCTTGAGTATCTAGTCCATTATATGGGAAGATAGTTGTAGTTACTCCGGCATGTTCCGAAGTACATGCAAATGGGAAATTGTATAAAAATAGCTTTTCGCCAATTACATAACTTCCACCATTTTCAGTTCTATTTGGAGCTGAACGAAGAGTAAGTGTAGAAATACCAACTACATTGTTGTATCTAATACTCGCAATACCAGTTTCATCATATCCACAAGTCCATCCAAGTCCTGAAAGTCTTACGGTATTAGTTGGATATAATTCGTGTGGTTCTGATGTAGTAATAGTTGTAACGCCTGTAACTCCATCATAAGTAGCGTTAATAATATTAATAGTATGCGTACAAGCGTATCCAGTTCTAACTAAAGATGGATTGAATGGTTCGTCAAAGGAAATTGTATAGTTCCAAGTATGTTGTGGAATTTTTGTATTTACATCGATAAAATCGGTAAATGTTAGTCCAGTAATATAGTTACCATTTCTTACTTTGAAGAAGTCAATACCTGCGTTTAGTGGTCTTACGACAACGTTTCTTAAGGAATCTGCAATAATATTGACGTTATCATAAAGAATGATTGGGTTATCTTCGATGTAATCTCCAGATTCAACGAGGATAGTTGCACCAGTATTGAAGAAATATCCTAAGAAAGAAGCAATTTGAGCTGCCTTCTTAATACTTTTAACCGGTTTTGTTCTTCCATCATATGCATCATCACCAGTAGCTTGAGATACTCTTACAAGAACCTGCGATCCAGACCCACCGCCGCCAGTCGCAAATCCAATGTTTCCCTGGCCATCAGTTATAAGAACTTGGCCATCAATACCATCTTCAGTTGGGAATGTTAATCCATTAATTGTAGCGATACCAACTACTTCTAAGTTCTTGAATGAACCTTGATTAATATTAATTCTACTTTGATCATTTAAAATTCTTGTGATCGTTACCGACTCATTAAATGGTATCGCGTATTGGCTAACTGAACTATATCCAACAGTAATAGCTGGAGAATTATTGGTTACCGTAGAAACAGCAACGGTTGTTCCAGAAGAAAGTCCAACAGCAAATGTATTTCCGACACCAATTAAGAATGCAGGTGTTACAGGGAAAGTTGGATTACTTACTAAAATGCCTTTTCCAATAGTCAAACCAACACCAAGAGGAGATTGGAGAACAATTGCTGGAGAATCAGTTCTAACTGTACTAATAGATACTGATGCATTTGTGGTGATAAGAACAGTGGTTGCTGATCCTACAGGAATTAATACGGAATTAGTATTTACCCCAACAATTGGAGCATTAGTTATATAATTTCCCCCAAAATCCCCAACACTAATAGAATTTCCTATCGAAACTCCAGAAACTGAAGAAATTGGAATAATAGTTACACCAACTCCGACATTTGAAGTGGTTGTTGTAGCTAAAATTTCAGTGTTATATGCAGGTCTTGTTGCAGTTGTTACACCTACAATTACTGCATTGGTGATGATTCCATCTCTAACGCTTTCTGTTGTGGTACTTAATGAACTTCCAATAGAGACTCCATTAGTATCACCAACGGCTACGATTGTAGCTCCAATACTTGCAACTGCAGTTACATTAGTAAAGCTAACATCAACATTAACTATAGGTAAAGCTACTGTAGTAAATCCAATAATGCGAATATTTGTAGCAATTCCCGAAATACTAAATGAATTTCCAATAGAAACACCGGATGTGCTTGCAACGGAAATAATAGTAGATCCAATACTTACCGAAGTGGAGATAGAAGTGGTTGATAATTGTTTATTAAATGCTGCTGATGTAACACTTTGACCAAATCCAGTAATAACTACGTTACTGAAATTTGTGCCAATACTTACAAAATCTCCAATTGCAACACCTGTAGTTGAAGCTACGGCTACAATAGTATTTCCAATTCCAGAAGGTTCTGTTACATAAGTATTAAGAGTAAATGTAGTAGTACCATGACCAGTTACATTAAAATTATTAAATGTAGCTGTAGTTCCTCTAGTAGTTACTACAGTAGAAATTCCAGTTATTAATTGATCGCCATTAACAATAAAAGCGGTATTTCCATATCCAATTTTAACATCCCAAGAACTCATACTGGAAGTAGAACTCATTCCACTTGTTACAATCCCAGCAAATGTTGCAATACCAGCAACATTTAAATTACCGGTAAGTCCTGTTTTATATTCTGGATCTGTGTTAAATCCAACCTTAAGAGTTTCCGGAAACTCGGCTTTTCTTACGTTAGAAAAATCTTTTCTAGCTAATTCAATACCACCAACAGTACTTCCGTCGTGAGCTAATAAAGTCTTTTTGTCGGTGTCATAAGTAACTTCTGCAATCGCTCCAGTAAAAACTGCATGTTGAGCGGTAGTACCCCTTCTTATCTGTACCTGCTTAGTCATGGAAATACTTAATGACGGTTTATCTTCTTCATTTATTTATACTTTAAATGATACAGACATAAGTTCTTGGTATCTGGAATGGATTGTTAACAGTTGATCCGACAAGTTCTTGAACATGGATTGTCCCAACTCCAACGTAAGTAGATTTTGCAAATGATTCAAGTCCGAAGGAGAATTCAAAGAGACTTCCAGAAGTATGATATACTTTTATAAGAGAATTATTAGAAGATCCAAGAATATTAATCGTACCAGAACCATCTGGTGACGGAATAAAGATAATATCTGGATAAACAAGTTGACCGGAAAGTGTTATAAATCCAGAACCAACTTGTGCATATGATGCAATTTGTGAAGTAATCGATATTCCACCAAATGTAAATAATCCAATACCTACAGTTGAATAATCCGATTCTATGGATGTTATCGCAGATCCGGAAACTTGGAGAATAATTGTAGATTCTGGAGTCTGTGCAGAGTAATATTCTGTTGCACCAGATATACCGAACAGATTTCCTGATCCAATATAAACATCTCTTTCACTTTCAGAAGAAGTTTCTGTGATGAATACTGTACCAATTCCAGATTGGTAATGAGTAAGTTTGACGTTTTGATATGTTCCAGATACTGTGTAGAGTCCTACTACAAATTCCGTATATAGAGCAGTCTCTGAAGTAATCGCATTTCCATCAATATCAAATAGAACTGTAGTTTCTTGTGGATTTGTAGTGAAACTTACATATGCAGAATTCTGTTCGTCTGATGTAATGTCTACAGAATCGCAAGTGTCATAAAGATTATCAACATGATGTGTATTTGCAAATCTAACAATTCCACTTGCTGGATATGATGGAGATGAAGTTACATCTGCAGAACTACTAATTTCAATCGATCCAGAACCAACATATGACTTAATAAGTTTTTCATCAGTTGCAAAACCAGAAAATTGATATAGAATAGTATCTTCTGGAGTTTGAGCAATAAAGGATTCTTGAGCAGTTCCAGAAACTGTTATAGTAATAGTTTCTTCTGGAGTCTGTGCAGAATATGCTTCCGAGTCTCCAGATAGAGAAAGTATTGTTCCAAATCCTGAGTAAGATTCTGTATTTCTTTCAATGAGTGTGTCGGAAACAAATATAGTTCCAATACCAGAATAAGACGCTGTATATTTCTCTACAATAGGAGCATTTTCTTGAGAAATTGTAATTAAACCAGAAGTTTGATAGCCTTGAT